GGCCAAGGCGTCGGCGTCGTCCGGCGAATGCACCCCGCGCGCCTGCAGCGACTCTTTCGTCTCAAGGATTTTCTTGTTCTCCTCCCGCCCGCTCCACTTCCAGCCGCGGTTGGTCAGCTGCTCGGACAACGATCCCTTCTCGCCGCCATCCACCTCGATCATCGCCCCCGGCAGCCAGTCGCGCACCAGCCCCCACAGCTCGGCGGCGTGGGTGGCGAACTCCCCGTCTTTCCGCGAGGGCGACGTGCCGAACTTGACTTCGTGCAGCCGCCCGTTCGTATGCTTGCGCTTGAGCACGTCGATGACGCCCGTCCCCATCCCGAAGTCGATGCAGATGGCGTCCGGCTTGAACTTGGCGTCAAGCTGCAGGATGCGTTCCGCGATCTGCACGTTGTCCAGCGACTCCCACCGGCCGAACGTCGCCGCCCCGCAACAGTCCCGCGCGTTGCGCCCCTGCCGGAACCGCCAAGCCGAACGGCCGCGCGGGGCCGGATCGACCCCAAGAATTAACGGCTCGCCGTAGTCCGGAAATAATTTATTCTGCTGCGCCGCCCGCACCGCATCCCACGGGATGAACTGGTCCTCGGACGTGCGCGGGGGCAGCCCCATAATCTCCACGCGCACGAAGTCGGAGTCGATACCGTAGCGCTCGATCTGCGATTCGACCACGGTCTGATCGACGCCGGGCATGCCGCGGGTAGACAGCGTGCGCGCCCGCCAGCCTTTGCCCACCTTCGGGTCGTTGAAGATGTCGAAGAACCGCCCCTGCCGGTTGCGCATCTGGGACGCCATCAGCCAGAAACGGTACGGGTTGGTTTCCGTGAAGAACCCTTCCGCCACGTCACACACCTTGCCAGGAATGCCGCTGGCCTCGTCCATCAGGAGCATCATGCCGTAGGGGTTGTGCGCGCCCGCAAACGCGTCCGGGTGCTCCTCGCTCCACGTCTGCGCGGCGACGTACCAGTACTTCGGGTCGATGCCGAGGCCGCCCTCCTCGGGGAGCTTCCGGATAATCTCCGTCAGCCACGAGGCCGGGGCCACCCGCAGCGTCTCCAAGACGAACCAATGCGAGTTGATGGCCGAGCCGAACCACGTCCCGAACTCCGGGAAGGTCTTGGTGCGCAGCTGCGTCTCCGTGTTGGCCGTCACGATGCAGGGCGCGCCGATACGGGTGCTCATGTGCCAGTGCGCCAGCATCCCGAGCAGGGCCGATTTGCCCGGGCCACGGCCGGAACTGTACGCCGACTTCCACACTTCGGCCGGGAGCCCGTTCTCACACGCGAAACGCTGCGCCCGAACGTGCTGCCCTATCCGGTCCAACTCCTCAAGCTGCCACTCGCGCGGCCCGCTGAAGTCGGCAAAGGGCGTACCAGCACGCCGCCAAGGGTAGGCGTAGAACGCGAAGCCGAGTGGGTCGTCCTTCAGCGCCAGCACCTGCGTCATTATCTCTTTTTCGTGTTCGAGCGATCCGCGCATTTAATTCCTTTAGGACTCCATACTATACTTCACCCTATAGGGTTGAAGTATAGTACGGATAATGTCCGGGGTATCCGTTTTGGTACGAATCCGTACGGTCCGTACGGATCACAATAAGGATTGAAGCTGAGCGTGGTGTTCGAGGTAAGCGGCGGCTGCGCGGCAGCGCTCGGGGTCGTCGTGCATCATCCCTAGAGCTATGTTGCACGTTACGCATAAAATCGCGCGCACTCGCCCGGACTCGTGACTGTGGTCGATGTGCCAAAAGCTCTTTCCCCTTGGCTGTGGCACGCGGCATACAGCGCAGCCCCCCTGCTTCTCGACTAGCGCAAGAACCTGCTCTCGTGTTAACCCAAAACGCCGAATACGCGCCAGCTCGGCGTGCCGTTTTGTGGCGGCGCGTACGCGTGCCTTGTTTTCTGGTAACGCTCGCCAACGGCGCTGCTGCTCGGCGTAGCGCTCTTTATTCTCGATCTGCCACCGGCGGGCCGCAGCGCGCTGCGCTTCGGTAGTTTTGTATAACTTTGCGCGAGTCTCCACGCTAAAATTATATCACATGAATTTTTTTTTTACGCAGAGTCGCCTTCGACCATCCTCGATCCCGGTGCTCGCGACCGTTTTTGGGGGTAGTGGGCACTCACTCCCCCCTGTTAGTAATTGCTCACTTACCGTCCGCAGTTAGTGCTCACTTCCTGGGCTGCGACGCGCGCTATAGTAGGTCGGCAAGCTGCGGCACAGCGCTAGCGTCGTGCTCGATAACGCGGCCCTGATTAGCTGCAGCGAGGCGCGCGTTAGCTGCAACTATGATAGCGGTCAGGTCCACGGTCTTGACGTTGACGTCGAGCATCGCCTTATCGCTGTAAGCTCGGGGGTTACGCTTTGCCGCTGCCCATTTTAAGGTATCCACGTATAAGCGCGCGTGAGCGGGATCGAGCGCCGGATTATTAGCCGTAGCAAGCGCCTTATCCGCGAGCGCATCGGCAGATTGTTCCCGTGCCAACTCCCATTGTCGGGACGCATCGGGAAAGAGCGCTCGATACGCGCGCACCATATCTGGAGAAAATCCATACTTGCGGATCGAGTCGCCAATCGGTTCACCGTCGGCCACCGCAATCAGTAGGTCCGGCCAAGCTGAGCGCAGTCGCGCGATTGTGTCCGCGCTGATTCTCTGATTCGCCATACATCTATGTTAGCACGCGCTAACCTAGCGCCAGCGTGACGAGCGCTCGCACCCAACTAATTCCGCCAGCGCGGAATACGCTATCCGCTTCCATCCGCTATCCATACTCTATCCGCTTCCCTATAGGGAAAGCGGATAGTCCGTATGGGATACGTTTTCATCCGCTTTCATCCGCTTTTCTGGCGTAAGGTATTGATTATAAACGTACTGCGTTTCGTACGGAAAACCGGATAATGTACGAAATGTCATCCGGATGGGGAGTACGGAAACCGGATGAAAAGTCCACATAGCGAACAGAATTAACCGGAATTAAACCGCTTGCATTCCGCTTTAATTCTGATCTACAATCGCGACTGGCAATCTTGCCAGTAACATGAATGAGGAATCAACATGCCTACAAACGAGCCTATAACAGTAGCCGAGCGTGCTCTTGCGGAGGTAATGGAAGCGATTGACCAACAGCAGATAGCGGCTGCGCTCGCGCTGAGGCCCAGCGTCGCGGCTGAGACAGCAACCGTAAACGAAACTGAATCTGCGGAACACACATGCTGCGATAACTGCGACGCACAAGCATTGATTGACGACTGCCAAGCGGTAATAGCCAGACACGAGGAACAGGTATGGTGTTCTCCGTGCATTAACAGCTCAGCTGTGGAGACTAATGACGGCACGCTTGTCGCAATGGCAGATGCGTATACCGTCATAGATCATCGCGGCCGGGATTTCTATGTGGCGGGGCGTGACATCGGCAATTACTATTATCACGACGGGCGTGACGCATATTATACCGAGCGTGCATATCGCGGCATCATGGAGGAGGAGGAGGAGGAGAGGGAGGAGGATGACGGTGACGGCGTCATCGGCGAATACCATTCTTCGCGGTATCGTGTCGCAGCGCTTGGCGGCAAGGGCCGCACCGTCGGTATTGAGCTTGAAATAGAGTGCGACTGCGATCGCGTTAGTAGAACGGACGTTGCCGCTCAGTTAACCGATATGCTGCGCGTATCGGCCGATAACCCGCGCTATTGTGCTGCCGAGGAGGACGGTAGCCTTGATTGCGGATTTGAGGTGGTAACAGGATGGGGCGGATTGAACAGACATCGTGCTGCGCTGGCCGTGTTAGAATCAGCCGCAGCACGTAAGATACTGCGGTATTGTCGCGCGCACGATACTGATACCTGCGGTCTGCATGTGCACGTCGATAAGAGTGATCTAACGCCGCTTGACCGTGGCAAAATCACGGTATTTATGAATGCGCCGGAAAACCGTAAGTTAATTACCGAAATCGCGCGCCGGTATGACTCGGGTTACTCGCAAGTTAAGCAAAAAGAGCTAGTGTCCTCGGCGAAGGACGCATGGCGTGACGGCGGGCAATCCGACCGTTATGAGCTGGTAAACTGGAAACCGGAAGCGACCGTAGAATTTCGCGTCTTTCGCGGCACTATCCGCTATCGGACGATTATGGCGTGTGCCGAATTCGCGGTGGCCGTAGTGGAGTATTGCAAGCAAGCGAGCATTCGCGAGCTTGATAGCGCTTCGTTCCTTAAATGGATATCGCGCGCCGAGCAGCATAAGGAAACGGCAGCGTTGCGCGCCTATCTATCCGCGCGCGGGTTTCCCGTGGTATGGAAACCATCGGCCCGTGAATCACAACCCGCAACTATGGAGCGCTAGACCATGTGCCTAATCATTGACAATGCAAATCTGACGGCAGCGGCATTCACTGACCGTGACCTGAAAGACTTTTACAGCTGGAATCGCGACGGCTACGGGTTCATGTGGGCTCGCGACAACGCAATCCGGATTCACAAAGCATGCGGCAGTGAGGCGCAATTCATTAAAGCATGGCGCGCGCATGAGCACGAGCCTTTTGTGTGCCACCTGCGCCAAGCAACGCACGGCCGCGTCAATGTTCGCAACGCGCACCCGTTCCACGTCGTCACCGTCCCGAAAGCCGCGTTCCATGACGGCCGCGATTACTCTGTGTGGTTGATGCACAACGGGATACTTTCGGACTACACCAAAGGCACGTCGAAGGAATCAGACACAGCACTATACGTCAAGCAGTGTCTGCGCCCGCTGTTGGCACACGCGCCGCAGTTATGGTTAGAACCTGCGTTCACGGCCTTGTTGGAATCGGGCGTAGGTTCGGGCAATAGGCTTGTGTTCATGGACAGCGCGGGACGCACGCGCACAATCAATAAACATCTGGGCGTAGAGCATAACGGCGCGTGGTTATCTAACACATATGCTTGGACGTCGCCGTGGGATTATGACTACGGTTTCGCGAGTATCGGCAACCGGGTGGTCAAGAGCGTTAGCGCTAAGCTCTTGCAATATAGTGCGCCCGCAGCCGCGAAGGATTATGACGACGAGTTTATTGCGGACGCAGCGCGCGACGAACATACGCGTTTGTTTTTTACCACGGCACGGGACGCAGG